ACGTTCAAGCATTTCCTCAAATAGGTTCTACTGATAACGCAGGAAATACTACTCCTGGATGGACATATGGAAGAAATTATCTTTTATCAACTGCAGATAAAGGGTTTTATATAGGCTGTATACTTACACCATTAGGTGGCAGTAGTAACGGAGGAAGCGGTGTTACAATCATGTTTGGATACCTACCATAATGGATGAAATATTAATAGAAAGACCACAAGAAGAAATAACATTATTTAAGGTTTCTTTAGATAATGAATCTGATGATCAGTACATACAATGGATTAAGTCTACAATTGGAGCTAGATGGGTAGATGTTCAAGATACTGGACTAAATCTAATTAGAGAAAATAGAGATGGTACTATTTATATATATACTGAATCAACAGATACATGGGAGATAGATGTCATATAGATTAAAAGTCCTATCAGACTACCCGCTTGGATTTTGGCCGATAGAATCCATTACTGGTAGTGGACTTACTACGTATCAGGATGTTTTAAATAATTTTACTGATTATACAGATTTTTTAAATTCATTTAATACGTATGCTGAAGCTGGCGGAAGCATAACAGAAGATATATCTGGATCTAACAATACTGCTATATATAGCGGAACACATACAGATGGAATTATTCCATTAGTCCCTGGATTTACTCAGTCTGGTAAATTAACTGGATCATCATCAATATTATATCCAGTATTAAATGACCATGTAAATAACACATTGTCTCCAGGATTTGGAACTTCAAACTCATCGGATAACGACTTTACTTTAGAGTGCTGGGTATATTTTAATACTTCATCAACATCTATAATTCCAATATTGGCAGATTCAACAAACTCTGTTGGTTTGTTCTATGATAACAAGAATATAGTTTTTAAATTAAACTCAGAGTCTATATCATGGACAATACCATATATCAAAAAGTCTTTTCATGTTGTTGCATCATATACTGGATCTAAGGCATACCTCTATATAGACGGAATTCTTGAAGAAGAAAAAACGCTTACAAATTTTGCATTTACAAATAGCTCATTAAACTTGTCTTCTGGTCCAGTAGCAAACTCATCAGATTATATGCTAATTAACTGTGTTGCAGCATACAGGTATTCTTTGGGCTTAGAAAATATTCAAGACCATTATAATCTAGGAGCCACAATTAATAGCACAGAAGTTGTTTATCCAGATGGCGGAGAATTATTTAGTATATATGACGATGCCCTGTCTACTAAATATTCATATTCATATCCAGCAACCAAGCCATGGAGTTATTTTTTAAATGATGACTTATATTATGATAATAATAATGATGCCATTAGAATAGCCTACGGCTCTGGAATATCAAAAACTGTAGTGCTAGAAGATTTTATTGTAATACCAAGTGGTCCAGATATGGATAACTCTAGAATAGAATGGGACGGGGACAACGGGATATCAGTAGAGTCCAGCGTAGATGGAATTACATACTCTCCTTGTATAAATGGACAACCAATACCAGAATACTCCCTAGGATCATTTGATACATCAAGAGATTTATATATTAGAATAACAATGACAACATCTAATAACAGTAAGTATCTACCTAAGCTATATAGTTTATCAATGAGTTTTTATAATGATCAAACATTAAATGCTTCTAATTCATCATCATTTATTTCACCAAATACTGGCGGTATAGGATTTAGTAATTCACAATATGAGATATTATCTAGAGATGCTAGAAATGGAATAGCAGTTCAATCTGGAGCAAGTTTTCATGTGAATACAAATACTCTAATTAAATCATTAGAGTTCTTTTATACACCATCAGATTTAAATGGGGGCGGGATCGTAGAGGTAGCAGATGAACCTACAAATCTCTCTTGGCCTACAGGAACACTATCCAAAACCAATATAGATAAGATATATGTCAATGGAGTAGATAAGAGCACACAGACAGATGTCCATAATGTATTTACCAAAGATCAGCTCCAATATGTGGTTATCACATTTGTTGAGCCTATATCTGGTGTTATTAAGATGAACTACTCTACCGCTGGCTCAATTTCGGCACTTTACCAGAATATAGCCCTATATGATTATTCATTAACAGCGACACAGGTTCTGGAACATTTTAATTTATATTTAGGTAATGCTACCACGACCCTTGAAAATTCGTTAATGACCGTGACAGAAAACTCCGTAAACTACTATAACTACGACTGGAAAGTTATCGAAAACGTATAATTTTGTCACAACCTATGACAAAATCTGGACTTTAACCCAAAAGAATGGTAAAATTGTAATCTATGGATATCAATAGAATTAACACTAAAGTATTAGACGAAGAGACCAGACTTGGCATATATGTTTGGCAAATGCCAGACGGAAGGTGGATTGGCGATGATGAAGGAAACTTCCTATCAATCACATCAACAAAAGGAAACAAATCACGAATTTCTTTATTGGCTGATTCAGTTCGGTCATACGGTATTTCTGAAGGCGGGCCTGTATTTCTTTCTGGACGCAGGAAAATTGACGACGAAGAATTCGAGTATCAGCAACAAAGATTAAAATGGGGCCTAGTACCAGATCCAATGGATGTTGGTAATTATAAAGACGAAATGAAAGCGTTGAAAAACGGAGGATTAAAATAATGGAATATATTAACGAAGAAGATACATTTAGCAGCGAGGTATCCATTTCTAATTCATCAGACATGTTTACGTTTGATAAATCCATTGTTATAGAGACAGATCCATTTAAGGTATCTGGAGACGATTTAAAAAAGATTAATGGTTTAAGCCCAACATTTCGTCGTAAGGTTTCAAGAGAATTTCAAAAAAGATTTAGCGGTATAGAAGGAACTGCAACACAACAAAATCTATTACAGCAAGCAGTAACTGGCTACGCCATGTTCGACCTTGTTCAACCGATGTACAACCTTGAGTATCTATCAAAAATTTATGAAATCTCTCCATACAACTATGCTGCAATTAATGCTAAGGTTGCAAATATTGTTGGCTTAGGATATTCATTTGTTGAGAGTAAAAAAGCTATGGAAGCTTTAGATAACATTGCAGATGAAACACAGCTAAATCGTGCACGTAGAAAAATGGATAGAATTAGACAGCAACTAGATCTTTGGCTAGAAGACGTAAACGAAGAAGAAACATTTGTTGAGACTCTCGTAAAGGTATACACAGACCTAGAAGCAACAGGAAATGGCTTTATTGAAATAGGTAGAACAACAAGCGGAAACATTGGATATATTGGACATATCCCAGCAAAGACAATGCGTGTTCGTAGACTACGTGATGGATTCATACAACTACTTTACGGCAAGGCAGTATTCTTTAGAAACTTTGGCGATATGGAAACAGAGAATCCAATTGCTGGTCAAGAAGACCGACCAAATGAAATTATTCAATTAAAGAAATATACACCTATGGATAACTACTACGGTATTCCAGATATCGTAGCGTCACAGAATGCTATGGCTGGTAATGAGTTCGCTGGCAAGTATAACCTTGACTACTTTGAAAACAAGGCAGTTCCAAGATATATTATTACAGTAAAGGGTGCAAAGCTTTCTACAGAATCAGAAAGAAAGTTGCTTGAGTTTTTCCAGGTAGGACTTAAAGGAAAGAATCATAGATCTCTTTATGTTCCACTACCAGCAGACTCTGCAGATTCTAAAGTTGAATTTAATATGGAGCCAGTAGAGGCAAATATTCAAGACTCATCATTTAACACTTATCGAAAAGCTAACCGTGATGAAATTTTGCTTTCACACAGAGTTCCAATAAATAAAATTGGAGTACCAGAGGGAGTCAGCCTTGCCTCTGCTAGAGACGCAGATAAAATGTTTAAAGAGCAGGTATGTCGTCCAGCACAGGATATTCTAGAAAAGAAATTAAATAGAATTATTGCCGAAAAGACAGACGTGTTAGTTCTTAAATTTAATGAGCTAACCCTGACAGATGAAGACACGCAATCTAAGATAGATGAAAGATATTTAAGAATGCAGGTTATTACTCCAAATGAGGTTAGAATTAGAAAAGGCATGGTCCCAATTGATGGTGGAGATGCAGTAATTCAGCTAAAACCTCAACAGGCAGCCGAACAAATGGCCCAAGCTACTAATAGTAGAAGAAGAACCCAGGAAAGAGATGCCAATGCACCTGATATTTCAGGGGAGGCCAGAAATCCAAAAGGTGAGGGTAGAACGACTGCTTAATTATTAGGCAACTAGTTATTTGCCTTTTTATATTTTAAAAGATAAAATTAAGCATATGAATATTGAAAAATCTTATTGGTCTTCAAATGGCGACAATATCAATTTGTCTGTTCCGTTTACAAAGGTCAACCGTGAAAAAAGAACTGTTTCTGGATTCGCTACACTAGATAATCTTGATCAAACAGGAGATGTAGTTACGGCTGAAGCAAGCCTAAAAGCTTTTGAAAATTTTCGTGGAAACATTCGTGAGATGCATGGGTCAAATGCTGTTGGCAAAATGGTATCATTTAAGCCAGAAAGTTTTTATGATCCAAAAAGCGGAGAATTTTACAATGGCGTTTATGTAGACGCTTATATTTCTAAAGGCGCTCAAGACACATGGGAAAAGATTTTGGACGGAACCCTTGCAGGTTTCTCAATTGGCGGAAAGATTATTGATTCAGATAATGAAGTAAATAAGTCTACAGGAAAAGCAATTCGTTTTATTAAAGATTATGCATTGATGGAACTATCAGTTGTAGATTCACCAGCAAATGAGTTGTGCAACATTTTGTCTATTCAGAAGATGAATGGACAATTAATGTTTAAAGGAATAGCAGCAGAAACTGCTACAGAAAATATTTTTTATTGTGAAGAGAGTAAATCAGTATTCATCTCACAAGAAGCATCTTATGACTCCCCAGTCACTGGTAAGCCAGCATCACTAATTGGTTGGGTAGAGAGTAACGATGTTAACAAAGCTAAAGAGATAGATAAGATTCTTGATTCGTTCATGAAGTCAAGATTACCGTTGCCTGATACACAAACAATTGCAAAACAGGCAAACGTAGAAGGAGGTAATGAAGTGTCAGAAAACACAGAAAACGTAGTTGCAGAAGATGCAGTAGCACCAGAAGCAGCCGTAGAAGAAACACCAGTTGTTGCTGAGGAAGCACCAGCTGCTGAAGTTGCTGTAGAAGAAGCAGCAGCAGACGCTTCTGCCGAAACTCTAGAAAAAGCAGCCGACGTATCAGAAGTTGAGGTTGATGAACCTGATTTTGCAAAGATGCTTGGTGACCTAAAAGGATTTTTCTCAGAGACTCTAAACAAAGCTTCAGAAGCAAATGCAGCACAAGTTTCAACAATCAAAGAGACAGTTGAAGTTTTCAGCAAGAGCGTTGACAGCAGAATTTCAGAGTTGGCAGAACAACATGCCGTACTAAGCAAGGCTGTTGAAGATATCAAGAGCACGATTGATGGCGTAGAAAAGCGTGTCGATGCAGTAGAATCAGAGACTGCAATTAAGAAGTCCTCAGACCTTGGCGGGTCTCAGGAAGTAACAATCAAAAAATCAAAATGGAACGGTTCTTTCCTCGGTTCCGTAAACGAATTATTCAACTAAAAGGGTAGGTGAAAAAAAACAATGAGCAATGAAACATTAGAAAAAGCAGTTGCAGCAGGTACAACAGCTACAGCAACCTTCGCTTCTACTACTGGTGCCACATCAGGTACACACGTAGGAGGAGAAGCAGGTAACGGTGGCTTACTAAATCCAGAGCAATCTGCACGATTCTTAGATTATATGTTTGATGCAACCGTAATCGGTAAAGTAGCACGAACAGTTCGCATGAAGGCTGATACAACAGAAATTGATCGTATTGGCGTTGGCGAAAAACTTATGAAGCTTGCAACAGAAGCTGACAACACAGGTACAAACGCTGCTGTCACATTCTCCAAGATTTCTTTGACAACAAAGAAGCTTCGCTTGGATTGGGAACTTTCAACAGAGTCTCTAGAAGACAATATTGAGGGTCCAGATCTAGAAGATCATATTGCCCGCATGATGGCAACACAGGCAGGTAATGATATTGAAGACGTTATCCTTAACGGTAACGAGTCACTAACAGGTGACGCACTATACAAGGCATTTGACGGAGTTGTTAAGAAGTCAAAGGCTAACGGTCACGTTGTTGACGCAAATGGTGCAGGAATCTCTCGTGCTGTATTCAACTCAGCATTGAAGGCACTTCCACGTAAGTACAAGCAACGCAGAGCTGATCTACGATTCCTTTCAGGTTCAAACTTGATTCAGGATTATCTATATTCAGCTTCAGTTCTTGGTGACTACGGCTCAAACAACCCACAGGACATCGCATCAAGCGTTATCCGTGGACAAGGCGTACAGCCTCTAGGTGGTCCAGCAGGTTATGTGGCTCCATTCGCATTTGGTATTCCAATTGTCGAAGTTCCACTACTTCCTGAAGCACAAGATGGCGATTACACAGGTGAGACTGGTAACCACGGAGATATCCACTTGACATTCCCAAATAACGTAGTTATTGGTATCAAGCGTGATGTAACTGTTTACCGCTTCTTCTGGCCACGTAAGGACTCAATTGAGTACACAATGTATACTCGTGTTGGCGTCCAAATCGAGCAAGCAGACGCTTGGGTCGTTGTTAAGAACGTTAAGGTAGCATCATAATTTAATTATTGCTAACCAGCTGGAAAGGCCCCCAATTTATTTTGGGGGCTTTTCATTTTAATTTAGTAATGCTATAATTAAATCACCGAGACAAAGGAGATAATATGTCATTTGAGACATTAAAGATATCTGATTTAAGAAAGATCGCCGAAGATTTTGGCGTAGACACAGAAGACCTAAAGAGCAAAAACGATATTATTGCTTCCCTAGCGGAAGAAGGCGTTACTTGGGCGGTATACGAAAAAACAATTAAAGATGTAGAAGCAGCAACAGAAGATATTTCCCAGGAACTACTTCCAAAGTTTGATCCAAATAAGGAACAGCCAGAAAACACTGTCCTAGTCAGAATGACAAGAGCTAACTTTAGATATGATATTATGGGATTTACATTTACAAAAGATCACCCATTCGTAGCAATGGATAAAGAAAATGCACAGCAAATTTTTGACAAGGAGGAAGGTTTTAGATTAGCTAACCCAAAGGAAGTACAAGAGTTTTATAGCTAAGCTAAGCCTTTAAAATGGCAGAAGTATTAATTAGAACACAGTCACCAGTAACACATCAGGTATTCTGGAATGGCGATATTGCAACACCAGATTCAACACCGATTGTGAAGTTGTATGATATTACAGATGACCCAGCAATAAACCCTTTAATTAATCCTACACAATTACTTGAAACATTAACTGCTGTTTTAGATGAAAACAATCCAGGTACATACACAGTATATGTTCCATATGAGTACACAGATAGAAATAGAACATTAAGACTTCAATGGGAATACACCATTGAGGGAACAAATGTTGCTAGAACAGACGAAGTATTTGTTGTTACACCATATGTAGACTTTAACCATGTTCAGGATCTAGGATTCAGCACAGATTCATCAGACCCAAATTATAGATCATATAAAGATTTAGTTCGGGCAGAAAAGTATGCACGTAAACAAATTGAGCAATACACAGGTCAAAGCTTTTTCCTATATGATGACGTATTTGTATTAAACGGATACGACTCAGACACTCTTCCTTTGCCAGCAAAGATATATGAGTTACATGAGTTATATGCTAACGACATACTGCTATTAGATACTATTAATGAAATTGATAATTGGAATTACAGCGTTCAAATTTCTGAAACTGGATATGGCATAAAAGTTAATCGTGCAAATGCTTTAGACAATACAGTATATACTGCAAACGGAATGGTTCCTCCAACAATCAATGATTCAAGTGGAATTTTTCAAGATAATGTTAGCTATAAAGTTCAAGGCAGATTTGGCTGGGAAAGAGTTCCAGACGATGTTGAACTAGCAGCCATAGAATTAATGAAAGATTATTTCTCTAAAGATACAACATGGAGAAATAAGTATATAAAGAATATATCAACATTCGACTGGGATTTTGAATATACATCAGAGGCATATGCTGGGACTGGCAATGCTTATGCAGACAGACTTTTAGCAGACTATGTGATGGTGAGCAAGGTTCAGGTAATCTAATGTACGATCTTATAGACTCCGTTCTGTCTATGAAAATGGATGTATATAGACAATCAGACTTACAAGATCCAGACACTGGCGCCATAGTAAAACAGTGGAATTATTATAAAACAATAGACTGTCATGCTAAAGGAATTATTAGCAATTCTGCCACAACAAGATCAAGCGACAAACAAATAATGTCTAATAAGTATTCTAACGAACAGGTAATTCAGGTTAGAACATTAGAGCGAGTTCTTTTTAGAGAAAAGGTTACAAACGTAAGAAATAAAGATGGCCTAGTAATTTGGTCAGAAATTAATTTTCCAACAGAAACCCCAACCGTATTTGAAGTAATGGGATCAACTCCTATAACAGATCCGTTTGGCGAAGTCATTGCATGGAACACAACAATGAAGAGATCGGAGAACCAACAAATTGGACTCTAGTAGACTTCTTGTTCAAACAGCTAGCAGCTTAGAAAGACTAATGGTTGGCGGGTCAAGAGATGCCATGATGAAAGATAGTAATGTGGCTCAGATATCTGCTGCAATTTACTATCAGGCAAATGTTGTAGCTAAATTAAGTTCAAGCAAACAATTTAAAGATAAATTTAAATCCGTAATATTTTCTCAGATATTAAATGATTTTGGAAATTATGTAGATAGTCAGGCAAGAATGAAACCAAGATCTTTACACCATATGTATGAATGGAAAAAAGTTGGAGAGCCAGAAGCAAGACTATTTAATCTAAGAATGTTAGATGGAGAAGGAATTTCATTTAAGGTATCTTATGAGTATAAATTATCTCAATCATTCGTCCCAGCACCAGAAGGAAGAAGAAGACACGTATTTGCAAATAAAGCATCTGTGATGGAAGCTGGAATGCCCCTTAAAATTGCTCCACGCCATTCTGAGAGGCTAGTATTTGATTCTAATGGTGAAACTATCTTTATGCCAAAAGGGGCCTCAGTGACCGTTCAGAGGCCTGGAGGAAGCAGTGTTAAAAATCAATTTACATTAAAGTATAGTATATTTTTTAGAAGTCAATTAGTTAATCAATCTATTAAAGCATCTGGATTTCAAAAGATATTTAATTCTGCCCTGACAAAGGCCATGAAATTGCCAGCACCAATAAAAAAGGTTCAGTATTCATTTGCCCCAAATACAATTAGATCAATGGCGGATGCATCAGTAGCACAGTCATTTGGAGGGTCAATGATATGACAGTTAATTATAAATTAGACGCAATGTTAGAACTAAGAAAGTTCCTATGGGGTAGATTGACCACATTAAATATATTTGATGACGAAGATTACTATAGCGATAACCTTGGAGAATCCATAATTCCAATACTTCCAGTTCAGCAAGCTCCAGAAATGAATCAGTTTTTAAGCGGAAAGAAACATATTGTATACGATAAAATAGGGTCTTCCTATGAGGACAACTGGATGGTTTGCTGTGAGCAAATATTATTTACAATATACTCAACAGACATATCAGAAATTAATGAAATTAGAAACTTTATGATGGATGAATTTAGAAGAATGGACGAGTCTGCCAGAGATATAAATAGATGGTCTGGGCTGTCAGATAAATTTAAATTTTATAGTATATTCATTGCAGACATATCCCCTACAGAGCCTTCAGAAGAGCTTCAGGGTTTCTTCTCAACAGACGTTATTTTAGAGGTCAAATATTCAAGGATGGTTGATTCAGTAGGTAGATTTTCATAATTTGCCTTATAGCCTATTATGGCTTAAAATTGGACTAAGAGGAAAAGAGCCTAGCCAGCCAAACAAAATTTTTAGAAACCACAGGAGGTGGAAATAAACATGGCAATTCAAAATACAGGTAATGCCCGCAATATTCTTGTAGGCGCATCACCACTATTCTTATCAAATGCTGATATTACAGAAACTTGGTATACTGAAGATGCAGAACCAGGCGATGGTCGTAATACGGCAGCCGTTAAGGTTCCAGCATTTAACGCAAATGCATCATATACAACAACATTAAATAATATTGATGTAGAAGCTGCAACAACAGCTGAGACATTTGCATACCGTAACGTAGGTTATACAAATAACGGTCTTCAGATCACATATAACCCAACATACGATTCAGTAACAGTAGATCAGTTGCTAGATACAGCTAAGCTGTTCAAGTCTGCGATGGAAGTTATGATCGCAACAGAAATGTCAGAAGGTACACTAGAAAATATTCTAGTTGTTTTCGGACAGAAGTCAGATACTCTAAGCGGTTCAACACTTGGACTTGAGGCAGGTGCACTTGGTGCAGCTCCTACAGAGCGTCAGCTAATTGCTGTTGGACAAGCTCCAACAACTTCAGCAACTCCAAATACAGAGCGTGTATATTATGCACGTCGTGTTTTGTCAGTGCAACAGTCACAGTTTTCTTTGGCACGAAGCACACCAACTACATTCCCAGTAACCTTCCGTCTTTTGCCTTCAGGTAGCTCAAGCTACGTTGGCTCAGAATACGGTAAGATTATTGACCGTGTAATAGCGTAATAATTTAATTAAATTATTAACAGGAACCCCCAGAAATGGGGGTTTTCTGCTTGTATTATTAAATCAAGTTTAGTATAATGATTAAGACTATCCAAGGAGGATAAATTGGCTACAACAGTATACGACGTAGAAGAGATCACCTTACAGAATGGTGATAAGGTTAAATTAAAGCCCTTAACAATTAAGGCTCTAAGAAAATTTATGGCAGCAATTGCTAAAACAGCAACATCTCAAACAGAAGATGAAACACTAACTATATTAATTGAGGCATGTGCGGTTGCGATTGAGTCACAACTACCAGAACTAGCTGCAGACATGGATAAGCTTGAAGGTGCATTAGATATGCCAACCATCAATCGTATTCTTGAAGTCTGCGGAGGAATTAAGCTTGACGACCCAAACCTGGGAGCGGCAGCAGTTCTAGCTGGTCAGAACTCGATCTAGCCGCTTTATTGGGGGAAGTTTTTCTTTTAGGTAATTGGAAAAATTACGACGAACTAGAAGACAATCTTTCAATGCCAGAACTTATACAAACTTTTAAGTCTATGCAAAAAACTGAAGAAGAGAAAAGAAAATTTCTAGCATCTCTTCAGGGCATAAACTTAAATGAAGAAACAAAAGAAGAAGGTCCTACCTTCGACGATATCAAGAAAAGGGCTCTTGGAATAAATACGTCACAAGATGATGTTGTTTCATTACAAGGTCCATATGCAGCAGAAGCTGGATTTGGTATTGGAGCAGGATTAGGATACTCTAAGGAGTAATATAGCTAAATGGCTGATGAACAAATAGTCACGAATATAGTCGCAACTTCGGACTTTTCAAATCTTATTACAGATCTTAATAAGGTTTCTTCAGCGTTAAGTAAATTACAAGATAAGTTACAAGCAACAAATAAGACATTAGCCGCACAAGTTGCGGTCATGAATAGATCCTTTGCAGATACGCTTAGAAGTACTGGTCAATTTTCTACACATTTTGTTAGCTTAACTTCTGATGTAGATAAGTTTGGACAACAATTAGACAGAGGCCAGATGAAGCTTGGCCAGTTCTTCAGGGTATATGCACAGCATGCCAAAACAAACGGCGGATTAATAAGAGATTTAGCTAAACAACAAGTACAAATGCAGAACGCAGTACTACAACCACTTGGCAGAAATGCTGAAGGTTTAATGCAGTACAATGTTCATATTCCAAGAGGCATTGATTTAATTAAGAATAAGACTGCAATTGCAAGACAAGAATTGCAAATTATGAACAAGGTTGTTCAAGAAGGCGCTAATCAATTAATTAACTGGGGTAAAAATACTCAGTGGGCTGGACGTCAATTAACTGTAGGTTTAACTGTTCCAATGGCGGCATTTGGAAAAGCATCAGCAGATGCATTTAGAACAGCTGATGAACAATTAGTTCGTTTAACAAAGGTTTATGGCGGTATATCACAAACATCAAGTGCAGAATTATTAAAAGTTAGAAAAGATGTAATAGCAACAGCACGTGAAATTTCAAAATCAATGGGATCTAGTTTTACAGAGACTATTGGTTTAGCAGCAGATATTGCAGCAACTGGAAAAACTGGAAATGAATTATTAAAGTCAGTTCAAGAAACAACACGTTTAGCAGTTCTTGGTGAAGTAGATAGACAAGAAGCAATGAAGGCTACCCTGGCAATTCAAACTGCTTTTAAATCTAATACCGAAGAATTAACCGCATCTATCAACTTCCTTAACGCAGTTGAAAACCAAACATCAACAACACTAAACGATCTAGTTGAAGCTATTCCAAAAGCTGGACCAATTGTTAAAGGTCTTGGCGGAGACGTAAAAGACTTAGCTCTTTATTTAACAGCTATGCGTGAAGGTGGCATATCTGCATCAGAAGGTGCTAACGCATTAAAGTCAGCATTAGCTTCTTTAATTAATCCAACAAATGTTGCCCTTGATAAATTTGCAGGATTTGGTATTAACTTAAAAGATATAGTTCAAAAAAATGCTGGTGACACAACAGCAACAATATTAGAGCTTCAGGCAGCGCTTGATACATTAAACCCATTACAAAAACAACAGGCTTTAGAACAACTATTTGGTAAGTTCCAGTTTGCTCGTATGAATGCTTTGTTTGAAAACCTTGGAAGACAGGGAAGTCAGACGCTTGCGGTATTAGATTTAATGAAGGCAAGTAGTCAAGATTTAGCAAACTTAGCAGGTCGAGAATTAGCACAAGTAACTGAGTCTGCTTCTGGTAGATATCGTAGAGCATTAGAAGGACTCAAGGCAGACCTTGCTGCAGTAGGAGATCAATTCTTAAATATCAATACACATCTTATTAATTTTATAGATGGAATCTTAAAGTTTGTTCAAAAACTTCCAGATCCAATAAAGAAAATTCTTGGAGTATTGGGTATGTTTACAGCAGCAGCTGGACCAATTATTATGTTAACTGGTGTTCTAGGAAACTTCTTTGGATATATTATCAAGGGTGTATCTCACATGAGAGCACTATTCAAAGGCGGAGAAGGATGGAAGTTATTAACTCCAGAAATTTTAGCAGCACAAAGAGCTGGAGATTTAGTAGAACAAACATTTTATAGTGATGCTAAAGCAGCCGCAGTATTAAAACAAGCAATTGCTGGACTGTCTGGAGAATTTACAGTACTCCAGCAAAAAGCTAATTCAGCTGCAATTGCAGTAAACCCAGGAATATCTACAATTGCTGGAAATGTTGTTATGGCTGGCGGAGGACCAAGAGTTGTAAATCCAGCACACCCATTAGTTGGAGCTCCAGGAACTAGAGCGGCAGCGCATCATATTCCAAGATCTATAATGAATGAAAGAGAAAGACTTTCACAAACAATCCATTCATTTACTCCAGCCCCAATTCCATTAAATCAAAAAATTGGTGCCGTTCCACAAATATTTACAGAAGGCGACCTTCCAAGAATTGAAGGACTAACAACATCTAGAGGAGCATCTACAGGTATAGTTGCAGGCGAAGCAGCTAAATGGCATGCAATGCTAGGATCACTTGCTATGTTAACAAAATCTGAAGTTGCAGCTCTTAAAAAAGAAATTGCTACAACTGGCACCTTTAGTACAGAAATTAATACAACATTCAGTTCATTATTGCCACATATGACAAAATTAACAAGCAATGCTGCAGCACAGTCAGCTGCAATTGTTGCTGAATTACAAGCTGGTAAAATTACTGTAGAAGCTGCAAAAGCAAGAATTATTGCAGTAAATGCTCAACTTGAAACAATGATGGCTCAAACAACAACACAAGTTGCAGCAGATTTAGGAAGAACTGTAAATTTAACACAAGTTCCATTAATAGATCAACCAGTTGTTAGCTCAAAGGGCAAAGCTAACATAAAAGAATTATTTAGAGCCAAACGTCCATCCGCAAGGATTCTTGATACTATTGCTAGGGTTTTGGGAGTAAGAACATTTGGTGGAGGCTATTCTACAGAAACAACAATACCTAAAAAGATGGCAACTGGAGGTATTGTTCCAGGAGTTGGAAACTCTGATACTTATCCAACAACTCTTCCAGAAGGTGCATTTGTTGTAAACAAACAAGCTACCGCACAAAATATGGACATCATTGCACCAATGCTTGGAATGAATATGGGCGGACAGGTTCCAGTAATGCTAACACCTGGTGAGGCAGTAATTGATCCTCAAACAGCTAATGCCAATTTAGGAACACTTTATGCCATTAATGGTCCAGGAGCACAGGGATCTGGATACAACATGGGTGGATACGTATCAGCAAAAATAGCAAACTCAATTCTTAGCGCATTCAAAATTTCATCAAGATCTACAAAGTCAGCAAGACTTCTTGGTAACTGGGGAATGCTTTTACCAAAAGGCATCAACAGTGGACTTGCTGGCAACAAGAGCGTAAAAGGCTCAGAGCTAATAAAATACACACAAGATCCTTCTAGACAAACATCCGTTGGAGAATTTTTAGCTCACGTAGGAGTTCCTGCAAAAGAAATTAAAAGAATTCAGTCTAACGTAGCTAAAAAAATTACAGAATCAATAGACCCAAGAGATTCTTATAACGATGCAATGTTAGGTCAAGTATCATTTTCTGTTATAGATAAAGAAATCAGAGCTCTTGAAAGCAGACTCCCAGGAATATCTTTAGCATATCAAAAAGATAGAATGACTCCTGGAAGAAGAGATACAAGAAAAACTCCTAGAGTTGGAGAAACACAGGCAGAAGCAGATAGAAGAGGTGGAGGAAGTCCTACAGGACTAAGGGCTCCAGGCGGAAGAAAAAGTGGATACAAGACTGGAACAGGTGGAGAGGCTTTTGCCCATTTTACAGATAGAGAATTTGAACAAAACCTAGGCTTAATTGGACAATCAATGGGCCATATGGTTGGAAGTCACAACACTGCAGTTGGCGGTATAAACCCAAAGCAATATTCAATGCCCTCACATGGTAGAAAAGCATTTCTTGGAATGCCATTACGAAAATTAGCAAATGGATGGTCAAACCCAAGGTATATTGGACGAGATCCACAAAGCGAAGCTTTAAAGAAAAAATGGAGAATGGGATACAACTCTGGTGGATTAGTCGGCGGATTAATTCCAGCACGTAGACAATATAATGCAGGTGGACTTATCGCATCATCTTTAATGGGACTGCTTGGATACCAAGGAGGTTCTGCGATAGGATCTAAGTTTGGCGGAGAAACTGGATCTTATGTAGGTGGAATGCTGGGCTCAATGGCTCCAATGATGATGATGGGCGGAATGGGAAGAGGCTTAGGAAGAGGCTCAGAAGAAGCATACGGATTCTATGGTAATAAACTAGATAAGTCGGTAGTAGGTAACACTAGATTTGCAGCATCATTAGCAAATACAGCAGCACAAGGATCTAAAGTTTCAAAGGTATTAATGACTCTTGTCGGCGGACTAACAAAAACAAATTTAGTTTTGGCTGGAGTTACATCAGCAGCAGTAATAGGATATAAGCAATGGCAAAAACATCAGGAAAGTCTTAGACTTAATGCTTTAAGTTATGGAATGACTGCTGAAGCAGCACAAAAAGCTGGTCTTCAATTTACAGACTATAATGCTAAAATAAAAGATTCAATTAATAATATAAAGGCTGTTACAGAAAGAAATAAACTTCTTTATGAAAGCATGGCAAGTGCTGGCAAGCCTATAAAGATGACTATTGAAGAATACAAGAAGCTTAGAAAAGAAGTTAAGTCTACAATGTCTGACTACGTAAAGGCAATTAATGATGCTGAAAGCGGAGATCTTGCTTCTATGGCAGAAAGATTAAAGACTCAATTTATTGCTGCAGGTATGTCTGCAGATGAAGCTGCTAAAAAGATTTATATAGCATTTACATTATCAAATAAGGCAGTATCAGCAGCAGCATCAACAGTTGGAAACCTTAATTTTAATAAAATAATTGACGCTCAAACTGCAGTAACAAATGCAATGCAATCATTTAATAAAGCTACTCAATTTGAAAATGCTAAAACTCAGGCTCAAGCATTTAACACTGCATTAACTGCTGTAGATGCAAGCTTACAAGAAATTGTATCTAATAGCGAAAAGAAAGCTAAGGCGGATAAGACTGGAAAAACAGAAGTTATTGGTAGATATGCAGCTGAAAAACAAATGATGGATCAGATTAATTCTAGTGTTAAGGGACAAAAGAAACTTACAACAGAATTAATAAATGAGCTAGCCAAACAAAATCCACTCATAAGAGATTTTGCTACAGAACAAGATACAGTATTAAGTTTATGGACAAAGATGCGTCTTGCTGCACAAGGATACACTGGAGATCTATCAATGGGTGCTCGTGAGATGGCAGCATTCTACACTATGTATAACCGCATAGCTTCTACTGTAGAAAAAGAAAATAGAGATGGAGCATTAAAATCTCAATACGTTGAGATGAATAGATTGCAGGAAGCAATTAAAAAAGCAACAGCAGCGGCTCAAGGACAAACCGTAAAACAACAAATTGATTCAAAGAAAGCTATTGAAGCAATTGATGCTAGAATTGCAAAAATTAAAGAAGAGGCAGATGCAAGAAGAAAAGCATTGTCTCAACAACAACAAGATGAAGATGTATTAACACAAATAAAAAAGAAACAATTAGAATATCAAGAAGCATTATCTTCTGGAGATATGTCAAGAGCTGCACAAGCACAACTTGATATTCAATCATTAAATAGACAACAACAAGTAACTCAAGCAACAAGAGCTATTGATGAAAAAGAAGCTTTAGATATTAAAAAACTTCAAGCTCAAAGAGATGCTCTTTCAAAGAAAACCGAAGATCTTGCAAATAAATCTGCTTTAGCAGCAAAATCTTTATCGTCTCTCACAGGAGAACTTAATGCTTTAATTGGCAAGGTTGAGGCATATAACTCAGCAATTACAAACTATAAAGCTAAGCAGGATGCTGGAGAAAAAATTACTGGAGGAGATGCAGCAGCAGTAGTTAGTGGAGCAAAAGCATTAGGCGTTCCACTTCCAGAAGGAACAAAAACATACGTTGAAATTCCAGGGCGCAGAGGAAGACCGTCGTATAGAGATAAAACACCACTTGAACTTGCAAAAGATTATCTGCCAACTACTTTAGATAAATCATTACAAGCAGATAAGGTTTATATTACAGCTAAAGAAATTGTTCAAGCAGGTGGAGCTCAAAAATCACAAGGAATTTCCGTAACTCAAAGAGCTGGTTCACGAGGGTATATGGATTACCAAACATCAACTAAGTCATTAATGGATGAAGGAATTAAACTTGTACCTGGAACAACATTTGTAGATAGCACTGGTAAAAGATATAAAATTCTTGGAAATCCTAGTAGATCTGGTTCTATTCAAGTAACCCCATTTGCAATGGGCGGAATGGTTACAAGTAAGCCAATGAGCATGCCAAGAGTTAATAGAATGGGAATGGGCGGACCAGTAATCAATTCAGTTCCTAGATATGGAAATGGTGGATCAGTATATGCTTCTAGATCTTCATCATCTTCATCTTCAGTTACTATTAATACATTATCAATTGAATTTCCAAATAGTCCAGCAAACGCTAAAGAGTTTTACGCACAAATTAAAGAAATTGCAAGACAAGAAGGAACTAAGGTCTTGTCTGGAGGGAAATCAGCATAATGTCAACAATATATCTTCCAGTAGGATCGCTTCTATATTTAAACTCAACTATTAAATTATCAGAACATAATCGTCAACCTGTATCAATAGGTAAGACTAGAATTGAACAAACTAAAAGAATGAATAATGGATTAATGCGTAAATTTTTTGTAGCTGAAAAAGAAACAATAAGCGTATCATGGAATATGCTTCCATCATTTTCAACAATGACAGTTGATGGAGGATATGGAGCTGCAGATCTCAAAGCATTCTATGAAGGCGCTGCAGCAAAAGCTGCTGGGGCATTGTCTGGAAGATCTACATTCGATGTATCAATGTCATATGGAAACACTACTAAAAATATGGAAATGATGTTTACCAGCTGTTCATTTGAAATCGTTAAAAGAAACGTAAAGGAACAAACAACAGACTCTCCACAAGAATTTTGGAATGTATCTATATCAATGGAAGAGATCTAATGATAAGCTCAACAACCGCATTACAAAATATATTTAAGCATCAAAAATCAATTACAGTAAATGCTGCATGCGAAATTGAATATAATATGAATTCATTAATAGATGGAATTACAGTTGTTTCATCAACCCCAGATTCATCTTATACATCTCAAATTAGCGGGTGGCCAACTGGAAAAGCTAACCCATATAAAAAACTATTCCCAGTAGACTCAGTAGTTAAACCATTTAGACCACTTCAATCTGGAATCAAGTACGTTGTGCTTTTGCCAAATGATACATTAGCAAATACATTTTCTCCATTTAGAGCATTGCAATATCCATCTTCTCAGCCAAGGCTCTACTATCCAGGAGTTACAACACAGTACAAGTACTGGCTTGGTGCAAAAAATACTAATACAAATCTTACTGTTAATTATTTAACAACAGGTCTAAACGGAAACAAAGCTGCTCTAGCTAATAAGATTGTTATCAGGTTTGAAAAGTATCATCAATTACCAACAACATATTCTGTCACAATTACAAAATCTGATAACTCTACACAGGTAGTAGGACCATTTGCCACACCATCTAGCGGAAGTATTCAATTAAATTATAATGGAACTACATGGACAGATCATGCATTAACTGAACCAATTTCTTATGCTAATCCAATATTAATTAAATCAATTAACCTAATTGCTACTAATCCAAACATAGGCGGGGCTATCGGAGTAATTGAAATATCAGCTAGACTAGTAAAAGACATATCTTCAGATATAGTTAACTTTAGCATTTCAAAGGAATCCTCTTCGTCTACACAGGATATCCTTCCAGTAGGATTTGTAACTGCAAACAGCCTAAATCTTAATTTAGTTAAATATAATCAAACAACATTGCAGACAGTTTCTTACAATAGAGAGTCCACTTCATTTAATTCGTCTTTAATTTATATGGCCAAAAATGTTGAGATCAGACCATTTTTTAAAGTGTATCATTCTGGGGCTACAACAGTTGCTGGATCATATGATAAGGTAACACAGGGCACATATTACATAAATGACTTTAATATAGACTCGTATGGCGACACAACAGTATTTGCCCTAGATGGATCTAAGTATTTAATGGATACTCTATGCCCAGATATCGTATGCGAATTTTATCCAGTAACAGCAATATTAAGAAGACTACTAGATTCAGTAGGCTTTACAAATTATAATTTTAATCTACATGCTACATCAGAAACTTCTATTCCTCAAATAAATTATTGGTGGACAGATGATACAAAAACAGTTTGGGAGTCAATCCAAGAACTTTGCCGTGACATTCAAATGAATGCATTTTTTGATGAAAACAATGTATTGCAATTTTATAGTAGAGATTATATTTATGATAATCAACAAACTGCTGTATGGAATTTTTATAATGAGCAAGAAGGCACAACCCTTCCAAATATAGTTGAGTTTACACAAAAAGATATTGTTGCGGCAAACTATGTTAAAGTATTATGGGAATCAGCATTAACATCTAACTATACTGGAACATCTGGAAAACTTTGGGTAGCACCTACTACATTTTTAAGCTCTGGAGGTTTGCTAAAATCATTAACATCTTCTTCCACAGAGTTTGTAGTAGATACCAAAACTATTGATGTTTATTCACAACAACAGTCATTTTATAATTACTCAGGATTTGTTTTAATTGATTCAGAAATTATTGAATACGATGCCATAGAGTATGACTGTACTTTGCTTAATGGATCTAAACAATATATATGGATTAAGTCCGAATCAGATGTAAATAAATACAGGGCTCTATGTAAGCCAGGATATGAAAATCCAAAGAATCCAGCAGAAACTGCATACTTTAAGCCAAGTGGTAAATATAGAATTAAAACTAGAGGAGCCCTTGGCACTGTTGCTGCACCACATTTTACTGGTAATGAAAATTTAGGAAGCTGGACAGCAAGAGAAGTTACTTGGGATAGCAAGGCTGGATCAACTTCTGGATCATTAGTTCCACTATCAGGATTAGATATTTCATATAATGTTATTCCAAAACAAATAGACTTGACTAGCGTTGAGTTAGATATTGTTGAGCCATCTATAACTCCAACATCTTATATAGTTTCTGTACAAAAATTAACTGCAGCTGGAGCAAATGACGGAATAGCAATTACGCTTCCAGCATTTACAAGTTCTCCACCATTATTGGTAGAAAACTTATTTCCAGGTTCAAAATATAAATTTAGAGTTACTCCTAAAAATGGAGCAACGTCTGGAAACTATATGGAAAGCGCAGTGTTTACAATGAGCACTGTTTCATATAACGGAACAGTTACATCTAATCCAGTAAGTGCAACTGTCCTTACACCTGGTAAGTCTTATTTTAAATTAACTAATGCTAACACAGATAAGAATAAATATGTTATGGCTTATAGAGATTTTACTGGAATGAATCTTTCTTCATCAGTCCCAAACAATAGCTACGCACCATACTATTATGTTCCACAAACATACGGAGAGTCCTACTATGCATTTGGCACAAGTGTGTTTTTAGATGCTGCAATAAACTCTAACTCAGCTTCCGCAGGTCTTGGATTCTTTGTAGGAGATTCAGGTAAAAAAGGATACTTTGTTATTGTTGAAACTACAAAGTCTTCTACTGCAAAAGAAACTAAATCTGTTAGAATTTTAAAAGCTGATGGAACTGGAATAATTGTTTTAGCAGACTCACAAAGAACTGCGTCGGCTACATTCGAAGGAGTTTATGGCGGTACACAATATAATATAGACGTAAGGGTAAAGGTTGACGGAGACGATGTTGAAATTAATGCATACATAAATGGATTTAAAATTACAGCAACAGATTCAAATAGTACTTACAATACTACAGAAATTAATAAAATATTAACTTTAACAAAATCAGTAGCAGTTGTATGTGGTAGCGGACAAGTAGCCTTTGACTATGTTTATGCAACAGATTTAGATAAAGTAAAATATGAACAATCTACAATTGATCCAAATTTATACTTAGCTCAATTCTCAAATGACCTTTTAGAAATGTCATTTGGAGATTTAATTTATGACAGTCAAAATTCAGAAAATACTTTAAAGCCACAAACTATAGATGATTTTGGAACTGTAGTTAGAGAAATATACCACGTTAAAACTAAACTTAACTCAAGGCCTTCTTTTCCAATTAGATGGTCAACTGGAAGTAATAGGTCAGTAAATTTAATTGGTCAAAGAATATCAAATTTTGATGCAGAAGCATACGTACTAAATAATACATCTACAACCGTTCCATTAAGTAATGGCGCAGAAGCAGTTTTATATATATTTGGAAATGATATATCTGCTTCAGGAACTTTAGAATATTCTACAGATGATAGTGCCGAATACGCAAATAAAGAACCAGTTATTTTTGAGTCTAAATGGTTACAAAATGAATATGACGTAAAGCAGCTAGCTAATTTTATAAAAAGTAAAGCAATCAATAAAGGCAAGGTTATAGATATGCAGATATTTGGCAACCCATTGCTTTCCGTTGGAGATATTGTTACAGTAAAGTATACATATCAAGGCCTACAAGGCTTAGAGAAAATGATAATAACAAACGTAAATCAATCTTTTGAGGAAGGAATTAATACATCCATTACGTGTCGAACCCTTTAGTTGACCAAATGGTATAATGATAAAATGGCAAAGCAACCAATTCCAAATAGAATTCCTACTAAGAAAGTTACTAGGGATTTACCTTTAATATTAGATTCAAACAGCAGAGATTTGCTATGGCTTAGAGCCGATGAAGTAATAGTTAAAGACTCTAGCGGATACGCTTATAGTAGATATATTGGCGGACCAGCAGGGGATTCAGGCGATGGGGGATCGGGAGATAATGATGGAGGAGACGACGGACTACCAGAAGTAGATACAGTTGATATGACCGATATCGAGAGCTTAACCTTTGAAGAATATGTAGATCCTTCTACAAAAATAACAAAATATAATTGTATGATTAAAATTAGAAATAGTAGTAAGAGTGCAGCTAGCGTTGTCGGAGTAGATGCTAGAGTTTATGACTCAGCATCAGCATCATATGTAGCCGCAAACAATACTACAACAAGCACTCCAACAAATAATAGCCCAGAATTTGTAACTCCAACTCCGTCAGTACCATCAGTAATATTTGACAGAACTGGCACGACAGGAGTTTCTTGGGGATGGAATGACGTCTCTGGATTTGGATCATATTCAAATATAGAATATGAATGGATAATTTCAACATCATCAAGTGGTGGAACAATAATTAGTCAAGGAACAAAATCTTATCCTTCTGCATCATATTATGGAATTGGCGATAGTGGAAAAACAAGGCAATATAAAATTAGCTCTTCACAAGGAGACACACCACCTTCTTCATCTGCAAGGTGGCTAAAAGTTAGGGCAGTAGTAACTGGAACAAATAATAAAAAATATTATTCTAGCTATTCTACGCCAATTTAATAGGAGATAAAATGATAAAAGGTACATATATATTCTATCAAGATGGGAGAGAAATCTTCCGTTCTCCTAATATTGTAACTAAATTTGGAAAGAGATACTTTACAAGACACCTTGCTGGCATGATTAATGGAAATGGCAAAGACATCGCTATTGGAATCAGTGATTCAAAATTAATATCATCTGTATCTGGAGATGGAACTGTAGTAACATATACTACATTAAAAGATCACGGACTTTTTGAAGGTAACAAGGTAAGCATAGTAAATGTTGATCCAATAGTCTATAATATTTCAGACACTATTATTGAATCAGTTCCGTCTTCTACAACATTTACAGTATTAAATACAGCAACAACATCTTATGTTTCTGGAGGGAACGTTGCATCAGACACAGATACAAGGCTTGGATTTGAAATATACAGAACTCCAATTGTTTTAGGAAGCTCAGACATTCAACTAGAAAATTCAAATTCAGTTTATTCAATAGTATATAAAGCAACAATTCCACAAGATATTTCTGGAACTATATCCGAAATTGGCTTATACCCATCTGAAAGAATTTCATCAAATAGCTACGATAGTAAATTCATAGCAGATTTTGATAAATATTTTGACTGGACAGATTTAAATGGATACAGTCCTTCTACGTCAACAGTTGGAGCAAAGGTCGGTGGTAATGTTCTTACGATGCAATCTAACGCATTGTCGTCAAATGAATACACAAACACCGCATCTCTGGATATTGAAGGCTACAGCAATCAAGACACAATTAGCATTGCGTACTATAAGGAAGATAATAACTTAAATAAAATAACTCTTAAGTTATATAGTTCTAGCTCAGATTATTTTTATGTTGACATAACTCCAGAGTCTGGAACTGGACATAAAATAACATCAGACATTTATCTAAGTTCATTGTTTAGCAATGTTGTTGGGTCACCAATTAAATCAGAGATTAATAAAATTGGTATAGTTATTGTTCCAAATGCTTCTACAACAACATCGGTTGGACTAGATGCATTAAGAATTAACGACGAGGACACCTTTGACCCAGTTTTTGGATTATTGAGCAGATCAATATTGCCTTCACCATATTTAACAAAAATGGCTGGAAGGCAAATAGATATAGAGTACAGATTAGACTTGGATTTCTAAATGGCATATGAGGATTTATTAAAAGATACCAGTACTACTTTTGGTAGTAGTAATGATTATTTTTTGGTTACAATCACAGATCTTGACGTAAATCAATCATCACCAATTCAGTTTAGATGGAAATATAATGACGGCACATTTTCTCCTTGGTCTGCAGTTAAAGTAATAACAACTCCTGGAGAATCAGATCCAAATACACCAAAATTTACAGATAGCAATGTTGACGTAACGACTCCTGGATTTATAAAAATTACGTGGGATGGAACATCAGATGATGCTACACCAACACTACTCACAGATATAGATAGGGTTGACGTATATATTGACGGACTACCTTTTGATGGAACAAAACCCGCAGCTTCATTTAAAACAGCTGGAACACAAGTAATTGCTGCTCCAGGCGGAACATATCAAATAGTTTTATATGCTGTTTCAAAATTAGGAAAATTGTCACCAGTTAGCGTAGCGGTTACTAAAACAGTTTCAGATATAAGTAACCCAGTGGTTGATCCAGAAGATCCAGAGGCACCAACTGTAACCGCAGGACTTGCATCTGTTATTGTTGAATGGAGTGGTAAAAAATCTGGTGGTGGGAATTTTCCAACAGGAAGTTTTGCAGGAGCAAAAGTATTTATTGGAACATCGGCAGGATTTACTCCAAGCGATAATAACTGGGTACACACACTAAATTTTGCTAACGGATCTAATAAAGTTTCTATTGGCGTTGGAACAATTATTGATAAGTCTGCAGGAACTCTTTTGCAATACAATACTCCATATTATGTAAAGATAGATACAATTAACGCAAATGGAACATCAAACAATAACCCCATTGCAGCTTCTGGTAATCCAATTACTGTAAACAAAGTTGCTGCAAGCGAAATTATAACAGGAACACTTGCCGCAGACGCATCAATTACAGCTGGAATAGATGGCGGATCTAGAGTAGTTTTATCTGGTGGAGCCAACCCACTTGTAATATATGGAACTAATGGCACAACAGAATTATTAAAGTTTACTGGTGGAGCAACTGGAACATTAACTGTAAATGGAGGTGGAACGTTTACAGGAGATCTTTCAGCAGGATCAGGATCTTCTATATTCAAATCAGATTCAAGCGGAATATACCTTGGAAATGCAGTATATGCGTCTGCTCCATTTAGTGTTTCTAGAAATGGTGTATTAAAGGCAGAGTCTGGAACTATTGGCGGATGGATTCTTGGAAGTACATATTTACAAAATGCTTCAGCATCGCCAACAATTAAAATTGATACTACTGGAATTATAGTAGGCTCTACATCTAATCCATATATAGACATTACATCTTCTGGTATTACTCACAGAGAAGCAAATGGAACAGCAAGCGGTAAATTTACTTTGACTACTGGTCCATCAGCACAACTAACAATTGATGGAACATTTACAATTAGTGGAACATCTACTATTAATGGAACAGCAGCATCTACTGTTGTATCTAATGCATCAGCTGGGTCTACAGCAATTCAAGATGGAAATGGTGTTACAAAAAACGCAAGTAATCAGATAACTAGAATTAGTACTAACGGAGGCATTGTTGTTTCAAGTTCTACAGCATCAAGTGGTTCTAGAGTAGAATTAACAAATACTGGATTTTATGCATATAATAGCTCAGGACAGGAAACCGTAGGAATTGATGCTGGAACTGGATCTGCTAGATTTAGCGGACAAATAACATCTACCACAGGAACTATTGCTGGCTTTACAATGGATACAGACGGAATGATTAACTCTGGTGGAACCCTAAGACTATTTGCTGGAACAACTGGAATTAATAATGTTTATTCAATATTTACATCTAAACCAATTAGAGTTGGACAATTTGTTCAAATAGAGGGAAGCGGGTTTGGTGGATATAGCTTAATTGGAGCAGAAGGAATGTCTTTGGCAAACGGTGGTTTTGCAATAAATTCTTCTGGAACTGTTACTTCAAACGCAACATTTAACGCTTATATATATTATCCAGGGTATGCAGTTTCTACAAGCGGTGGTGCTGCAAGAGTTAATGATGCAACAACACCATCCTCTAGATTAGTTGCAGCTTCTGGTTCTAGTATTAGGTTTAAAGAAAATATTGTTAATATTTCAGAAAAACCAGACCTTGATCCTTCTATATTGTTAAGTCTACCAGTAAGATCTTTTACATACAAGCAAGGCTACTTGCCAGAAGATGACGCAAGATATGGTATGGATTTGCCAGGATTTATAGCAGAAGAGCTAGAAGAAATTTATCCTATAGCAGTAGATCGTGATGCAGACGGGACCCCACAAAGATGGAATGCCGACTTCATAATACCAGGACTATTAAAGATTATTCAAACACAGAATGACTCTATTTTATCTATTACATCAAGGCTTGACGCCCTAGAATCATAATGGTATCATAGGTATCTACAGATAGGATATTTATGTCAAACAAGGCAGAATTAGTAATTACCGCCTTACAGCAACGCATAGGAGAGATTGTATCAAATTATGAAACTCAGATTGCAGTTTTACGTGCAGAGATTACTCAACTTATGGAAAACAATGAAAAGAAAGAAACAGACTCAGATTCTAATTAATTCAGTAATACTCCCATCAGGTTTAGCAGTAAAAACAGATACTGGAGTATATTGGATTAAAGACGGTAAAAGGTTTAAATTGATTTCAGACCGTGCAGCTAAATCATGGGTATTTCGAACGGTATATGCTACTGATCAAGCTGTATCTGGAATGAAGGTGGTTGGAAAACTAGGTTTTAGAGACGGAACCTTGATAAAGAACATAGCAGATGGTAAAATATATTTAATATCACAAAATAAACGTAGGCATATTGTGAACCCAGACTCATTTGATAAATATGGTCTTGATCGATCTAATATAGTTGAAGTCAGTGATTCTGAAACAAATATGCATGACCTAGGAGAAAACTTATAATGGCAGACTTAATAGCAGTAACATTTAATGAAGGTGAACCTTTAGACGTTACTAAATTAAATAATCTTAGGTTAAATATTACAAACACATATGAAAGCGTAGCTGGACTACAAAGTGCTACGCTAGATGAAAAAACTGTAAACGTAATAGACTTTGGCACAGTTGATGTTATTACAAAAGTAGGTTCATCTAGCCCAGTTAATTTACCAATTAATCCTAATTTTACTGGAACTCCAACATTTATTGTTTCTATTGGAGGAGGAAGCATTAAAGATGCCATAGTAATTCCTCGTGTAATTGGTCAAAGTGGGAGTACTCCACAGGTTATAGTTAATTCTACGAAAGACGTTGGAACAGTAAAAATAAATTATATAGCAATACAAAATAAGACAGTATAGTACTTGACACCCCAAAACAATATGTTACAATTACCATGTAACATCAAAGTCACGGCCTCGTGACTTTTTTCATATTAAGGTAAAAGATGAGTAACGATTTAAAATGGATGCTATCATCCGATCAGCAATTCCCGTATCAAGATGACAAGATGATTGCACTATGGTTCAAGGTTATGAAATGGTTTAAACCAGATGTTGTTGACTACCTTGGAGACACAGACGATCAGGCCTGCTATAGCAAATATACTGAAGGCAGATCAGCAGAGTTTTTAAATTTACACAAGACTGACAGCAAAGATTTAATTGTTCCAATGATGAGACATGAGGCAAAAGGCGCTAGAGATTTTTATACAAAGACTCGTGAGATGCTACCAGATGCACAATTATTTTCAGCATTAGGAAATCACGATGTGCGTATTTTTAATTATATGGATGCTAAGCTTCCAGATTATTTGAAAGAAGTTACACCAGAATCACTATGGTCACTAGACTCTTTGGGATATGAATATATTTATTATGACTCATTACCAAAGCAACGTTTTGGAGATGTTCACGTACATCATGGAATTTCTATTTCAGCAACTGGTTCTGTAAGAAAAGATATGGAAGACCTACAAGTTTCTCTTATTAGAGGACACTCACATAGAATTGCTTCACACATGGTAACATATGAGCTTAGAAACGGTGGAGAAGGAGAAACTCTTCGTGGATATGAAATAGGACATATGTGTGACGAGAAGGGCCCAGGAATGAAATATACACAACACCATGACTGGCAGAAGGGTTTTGCGGTTGCACATATTGTAAACGACTACCCACATATTCAAATGATCCATATTGCTCCAGACTATTCATGTGTTGTAGATGGGAAAACATTTACTTTATGATGAAGTGTCAAAGATGTAAAGGCAGAGTCTTTATTGATAGAGTCTTTTCACAAAAATTACATATAGAACTTTTTTGCATATTGTGTGGAAAAAGATGGATGATCAACAAAGAATTGAATGCGTTTGCTAAATGGTTAGAACAAAAAGACAGAGACCACGCAAAAAGCTACTCTATTTCTTCTTAAACGGAAAAATACATAAAGTAGTTAGAGCGTCAAAGGCAAGGGACGAACTAGTTGCTTGGTGCTATCCAGATAAAAAAAGAGTTATGTATTCATATTCTCAAGTAAAAAAGAATATGGGTAACGCATATACAATTAAACAGGTATGCGAAATTCTTGGTAGGCATAGGGTTACGGTAGAGGAATATATTCTTCAGGGCAAAATTAAAGAGCCACAAAGAGTTTATCCTATTAGTAATCCAGATAGCTCATGGTATAAGTTTATGTTTAGCGAGTCCGATATATACGATTTGCACCAATTTATACTGGATGCTGGATATACAAAGGATTTTCCATCAAAGGCTGAATTAACAGCTCTTCTCAAACACAACTTAATATTGTATACTAAGACTGACGAAGGTGGCTTCGTACCAGTATGGAAGGCGGAATAATGTCAGATACGAGAGTAAAAATAGATTTATCATTTACTCGTAACCTAGGCAACTACGAAAGTATCAAAATAGGTATTGGAGTAGAAGACGATGTAAGGCAGGGAGAAAACGTAGATACTGCTACAGAAAGAGTATATAAGTTTGTTGAAGAAAAACTTATTCAAAAAACTCGTGAAGTAGAGGAAGAGCTAAAGAGTGGCAAATAACAGAGAACCCTACATCTTGCTAACCATATATCAAAACCTCTATGAAGAGAGACACGGTAGAAAAGTTACCCTTAATAAGTTTAGAGAAAAATGGGGCATGCAGGATGTAATTGATAGTGTAGGATTTGATAGGGCTAAAGAACTAATTGAATATTATTTCAAGACCCCAAAGACAAATCACACACTGCAGTTCTTCTTTTATAATTTTGACAAGCTTGATATAATGCAGAAAGAAATTGAAAAAGATAAGGTTAATCGCCAATTGTTGCGTGAAGCCACTAAAAAATTAGTAGAAGGTGAAGATCAGTGAATACAGAAGCAACGTTAATTTCTGCAGTATGTAAAAATAAAGATATCAGTACGCTATTGGCTGATAACGTAGATGAGTTATTTACTTCTCATAGAGATATATGGGAAGGGCTAAAGTCGTATTATTATAAGTTTAAAGCAGTTCCAGAAGTTGGTGTGTTGCAGGAAAAGTTTAAAGATTTTGAACCAGATACAAATGTAAAGGCTGAAACTGGATATTATTTAGATACATTAAAGAATGAGTATTTATCTGCAAGACTTAAAAGCGTTATTTTAAGAAGCGGTTCAGCATTAAAAGAAGAGGCTGCATCCAGAGTGCTTGCTGAGATGCAAAGTCAGTTAGCAAACCTGTCAAAGTTTACCAACAATGTTCGTGACTTGGACGTAACAGATTTAGAATCAGCAGAAAGACATTTCCAGTCAGTTAAAGATCGTTCTGCAATAATGGGCGGAAGTCCAGGAATTTCAACTGGGTTCCAAGCTATTGATACTGCATACCCAACTGGAATGGCACCAGGACATTTAATTGTTGCAATTGGTTGGCCAGGAAAAGGTAAGACATGGTTTACTTCTTATTTAGCATGTAAAGCATGGGAGCAAGGATTTAAACCAATGATCATCTCCCTTGAGATGTCTCCAGAAAATATGCGTGATCGTATTTATACAATGTTAGGATCTGGTCTATTCAAGGCTAGTGATTTGTCAAAAGGTGATATTAATATAGATGACTTTAAAACATGGGGTAAGAAGAAGTTTGAAGGAAAGAATAGCTTTGTCCTTGTATCTAATGAAGGCACGGCTGAAGTTACTCCTGCTACGGTACAAGGTAAGATCGATCAGCACAAACCAGATCTCGTTATCTTGGATTATCATCAGCTCTTTAATGATAATAAGCGCAGTAATTCTGAAGTAGAAAGAAATAGAAATATTTCTCGTGAGTTTAAACTGTTAGCGGTATCAAACAATATTCCAATTATTGATATTACTGCTGCAACAGCAGACGATATTTCTGATCAAGAAAACCCACCAATGATGTCGCAGGTTGCATGGTCAAAGGCAATTGAATACGATGCTGATATGGCTATGGCTATTCATAGATATCCAGGAACTAATATGATTGAGGTTGTTTCTAGGAAAAACCGTCACGGTCATGAATTTGATTTCTATCTAGACTGGGATATTAATCGAGGAGTTATTAAAGAATTATATGATTATGTACCACCACAAACAAATTAAAAGATTTCAGACATCTGTTAATTTTCGTGATGACTCAGACATAATTAGGATTAAGCATCAGTACGAAAGCTTGTTGATCCATCAAATGAGAGACAAGGGCTATGCAAGAGTACTTGACATAGACACAGCATTTTCGGTAGAATTTACTGGCGAGACATGGAAATTCCTTATGACTCTTCAAGGGATATATGTGGGAAGGAAAAAGGCATGGCAATCAGAGGGAATTACGCAAGGAAAATTGATTCCACGCAATACACGCCAGAGCATATTAAATCAATCCTAAAAGGATTAGGTTTAGAAGTTACTGGTGAGACATCAAATGATTTCCTATGCTACTGTCCATTTCATTCTAATAGACACACTTCAAGTTTTAGCGTAAGCAGAGAGTATGGCGCATTTATTTGTTTTAACCCAGCATGCGGAGAGTCTGGAACATTAATAGAGTTAGTAAAGAAGATATTAGATAAAAACGACTTTCAAGCAATGAGATTTATATCTTCTAAAGAAGCAGAGATCCTAGACAACTTTGAAGAAACAATGGCAGACATGTTTGAAGACAAGCCAGATTTTCAAGAATTTAATAAAGACACTATAAATAAACTATCTGAAGATAGATATAATAGTGTAGAAGCATCTAATTATTTTATCTCTCGTGGAATAAACCATGAGTCTATGGACTACTTTAATCTTGGTTATTCTAAAAATATGAACATGGTTACTGTACCAGTTCATAGTCCAGATGGAATATGTATTGGTATTGTTGGTAGATCTGTAGAAGGCAAGTCTTTTAAGAATAGTACAAACCTTCCAAAGAGCAAAACATTATTTAATGTTCACCGTGCTAAAAAAATTGGTGACCATGTTATAGTTGTTGAATCCAGCTTTGATGCAATTCGTGTTCATCAGGCTGGCTTCCCAAATGTTGTAGCCACACTTGGCGGATTTTTATCTGTGGAGCAGCAAAATATATTAAATAGACACTTTAATAGAATAACTATAATGACAGATGCTGATGAGGCTGGCAGACAATTAGGCATGAGCATAGCAACTAAATTAAAAAACAAAGACGTCTTGTGGTCTTCTTATGAATATGGTAAGATATACCCTCATGATGCAAAAGATGCTGGTGATATGACTGATGAGGAAATTAAAGCCTGTATAAAGAATTCTGTATCCAATATAGAATACAGAACTTGGAACTCGTGATATAATAAAAATACAGATGGATATATACCATCAACTATAGAGGAGATATATATGAGTATAGTAAAGGGTCTAAAAGACCTAAACAAGGCACTAGATAAGCCAACCTACAGTGGTGGGGACGAAAGCAAAGCTCGTTGGCTTAAAGTTGAAGATGGCGAAAGCGTAAAAATTAGATTTTTACAAGAACTAGATCCTGATTCACCAAACTATAATGACAAACTAGGGTGTGGATTTATAGCACTCGAACATACTAATCCAAAGGATTACCGTCGCAAAGCTCTTGATACAATGGAGTCCGAAGGACGTGACTGGGCACAAGAACAACATCGTAAAGATCCAAAGGCTGGCTGGAAAGCAAGAACACGTCTTTACATTAACGTGCTAGTTGATGATGGTAAAGAAGAACCATATGTGGCAATTCTTTCACAAGGAACCAGTGGCAAAACAATTACACCTACCTTAATTGAGTATGCTGGCGAAATGGGAAGCATTACAAATTTAATGTGGAGAATTAAGCGCAACGGTTCAAAAACAGATACAAGTTACACAATCATTCCATTGGCAAAGGACGAAAGTCCTTTCGACTTCTCAAGTCTAGAACTATTTGATCTTGAGAAAACTGCAGTACGTCATGTACCATACGGAGAGCAAGAAGCTTTTTATATGGGCAACGAAAACAGTTCAGATGAGTCTTCTGCTTCAAGTAGCAGCGTAGACTGGTAAGTTAAAACAAAGGCGGAGAATTAAGTGTCATTCACACATTTGCATGTTCACTCATACTATTCATTAATGGATGGCCTTAATTCTCCTGCCGAACTTGCAAAGGCAGCAAAGGATGCTGGACAAACAGCATTAGCAATAACAGATCATGGAACACTAGCCTCACATCGTGAGATGCAGATAGCATGTAAAGAAATAGGTATTAAGCCAATTCTAGGAGTAGAAGCCTACATATCTCCAACAGATAGGTTTGACCGTTCTTCTAAAACAGATAAAAGTATTCAAGCTTACAACCACATAATCTTATTAGCTAAAAATAAAAAGGGTTTAGAAAATATTAATACCCTACAAGAGCTTGCATGGAATGAAGGCTTTTATCATAAGCCACGTATTGATAGAGAGGTTTTAAATGTTTATAGCGAAGGTCTTATCGTTCTCAGCGGATGTCTTAATGGACTCATTAGTAAAGCTATCGATAAAGGTAACATGGAGGAAGCAGAACTTCTTCTCAAGGAATTTAAACAAACTTTCGGACAAGATTTTTACGTGGAAGTGCAATCACATAACCCTGTGGAGATCAACTCCGCCCTTTTAGAATTAGCGGATAAATTAAAAATTAAAGCGGTGGCAACAGGAGATGCACACTTTGCTAAAGAAGAAGATCGTATATTAGAAGAGGCTATGCTTATTCTATCGACATCTCCTAAATCAGATAAAGACTCAGACTTTGATATGTCTAGAAACATGAAGGATATGCTAGATAGGTTTAATTACCTATATCCAGATAGAAAAATATCGTTTCAAAACTATAATCTATTTATTCAATCTCGTGAAGAATTACAGGCAGACTTTAACAAATCTAATATAGTTAGAACAGATATATATGATAATACTATGGAGATAGCCGATAAAATTGAAGAATACGACTTTTACCAGGGTTTAGACCTTCTCCCAGTACCTAAGACCAATGCGGACGATAAACTGTCCCAGATGGCCTTTAAAGGCCTAGAAAGGCTAAGCCTGTCAGGAGATCAGGTCTATGTAGACAGGCTAAACGAAGAATTATCTGTAATTAAAGACAAGGCTTTTGCCTCCTATTTCTTGGTAGTTGCAGACATGATTAACTGGGCCAAGGACAATAATATTAAGGTGGGCCCAGGTCGTGGATCAGCAGCTGGCTCATTAGTATGCTATTCATTGGGTATTACTGACGTGGACCCTATTAAATATGATTTATTGTTTTTTAGATTTATTAATCCAGAACGTAATGACTTTCCAGATATTGATACAGACTTTGAAGACCGTCGTCGCAAAGAGGTAAAGGAATACCTAAAGAAAAAATTTAAGCACGTTGCATCTATTTCTACATATACTTATTTTAAGGATAAGGGTGTTATTCGAGATGCTGCTCGTGTTTTCATGGTACCGCTACAAGATGTTAACCGTGCACTTAAATCTGTAGATACATTTGAAGACTATATGGATTCGCCAAATACAAAAGAGTTTAGAATGAAATACCCAGAAGTCACATGGCTTGCCGAAAGATTAAGAGGAAAAATTCGTAGCGTTGGAGTCCATGCTGCTGGAGTTGTTGTTGCAAAAGATGACATTAGAAAATTTGCACCAATAGAGTCTAGAGAAGATGCACAGGATAAAGTTTCTGGAAGAATACCAGTTGTTGCATATGATATGGATACAGTCGCAGACATCGGTCTAATTAAATTAGATGCTCTTGGACTTAAAACATTGTCTGTTATTTCAGACACATTACAGTCAATTAAAGAACGTACTGGAAAAGAAATTAATCTTTCACAATTATCTTTAGACGATTCAGAAGTATATAAGATATTAGGAGAAGGATATACAAAGGGAGTATTCCAGGCTGAAGCTACTCCGTATACAAATTTACTTATGAAGATGGGTGTAGATAAGTTTGAAGACTTGGTTGCATCAAATGCTTTGGTTAGACCAGGTGCAATGAATACAGTTGGCGCTTCTTATATTAATCGTAAACACGGTAAAGAGGCAGTTGAGTACACTCATTCTATAATGCAACCATTTACTGAAAATACATATGGTGTTATTATATATCAGGAACAGGTTATGCAGGCTTGCGTACACCTAGGAGGAATGTCTTGGTCAGAGGCTGATAAGGTCCGCAAGATTATTGGAAAGAAAAAAGATGCAAAAGAATTCGACCAGTTCAAGGATCAATTTATTAACGGGGCTTCAAAACACATTTCTAAGAAAAAGGCCGAATCCTTATGGCACAATTTTGAAGCTCATGCTGGTTACTCTTTTAATCGCTCCCATGCTGTTGCTTATTCTATGCTCAGCTATTATACAGCTTGGCTTAAAAAGTATTACCCGCTTGAATTTATGTTTTCAATTCTTAAAAACGAAAATGACAAAGACGCAAGAACCGAATATTTAATTGAAGCAAAAAGGCTTGGACTCAAAGTGCTATTGCCTCACATTAATGAGTCACAAATGTATTTTTCATTACAAGGCGATGCAATTAGATTTGGCCTTGCAGAAGTTAAATTCATATCAGATAGTATTGCAAATAAAATTATGGAGAATAGACCTTATGAAAACTACAAAGACTTTATTGAAAAGGCTTCGAAGAAAGGCAGTGGTATTAATAGTAGGGCTGTATCTGCTCTTAATGCTATTGGCGGTGCTGCTTTCGATGACAATGAACGCAGTGGTAAGGAAAAAGAAAATTACTACGAATTCTTAGGAATACCTACTTTTAATTTAGATCTGCCACCAAGAATTAAAGCGCAGGCCAGACCAATCCAAGACTTTGATGACCTAGGATCATTCGTTATGTTTGGTATGGTTAAATCAATTAAACGTGGAAACGGATGGGCAAGAGTTGAGTTAGTAGATGAGACTGGATCAATTGGCTTATTCCATAATGAACAAACACAAATTGAAACAAATCAAATGTACTTTATTTTGGTTGGAGACAATCGAATAGCCAGATACATTAATGTTAAAGATATAGATCCAAATGGCTCCGATATATTTGTCGACTATTTATACCGCAAAGAGTACGACATGAATGATGATGAGTATATGGTTCTTAATTTTACGCCATACAAAACAAAGGCTGGAAAAACAATGGCACATATTGTTTTGACAAATAAGAATAAAGAGTTAACCAGAGCAATTGTATTTTCAACTATGTATGCAAAAGCTGTTGGTAAAATGCGTGAAGGAATGAAATGTAATGTAGTTCTATCTAAACTAGATGATGGAACATTGATGATCAAGGAAATAAAATGACAAATGATATAGAACAACTAGTGGCATCTATTAGTTTAAATAAAGTTCTTATTGCAATATTAGAAGAGCACAAGCAGCTATCCGTTCCAACGCTTAGATTTTTAGAGTCTAAAGATACAGATAAAGAATTAGTAATTGATTATGATGAGTCTGGCCCATCATTTACATTTAGCTTAAAAGAAAGAGAGCAAGAAAATGATAATTAATGATGTAGATTTAATTACAGACTACGGACTTGATGCTTTGGCAGCACTGCTACATGAGACTGCAAAAGAAAAGGGATTCTGGGACGGAGAATATAATCACGATAAGGTTGGAAATAAACTAGCCCTAGTTCACTCCGAAGTAACAGAGGTACTTGAAGCAATTAGAAAGTCTAAAGGCAGTGAGCATATTGTAGAAGAGATGGCAGATGTAATCATTAGATTATTAGACGTATATGCAGCGATGAGAAATGAAGAACAAATTTTACATAGCCTAGACGAAATTTTGGAGAAAAAAATAAATATAAATAAAGAGCGTCCAAGACTTCACGGGAACTTATTTTAATGGTATACTGGAGAGATAGAAGAAAGAGTAATTAATGACAATCGTATTAGATGACATATTGGCAAAATTAGATCCTAAAACAAGGGCAAGAGTTCAATCAGCACAAGATATAAAAGTTGACAAGCAAGAAACTCCAAGCATTGGCTTAAACACTGCATTAAAGGGTGGACTTCCATATGGTAGACAAGTACTTGTATGGGGAAATAAGTCTGCTGGAAAGTCTTCATTTTGTTTACAAATGATTTCTATAGCACAAAAAGAAGGTAAGACTTGTGCATGGATTGATGCGGAAGCCTCTTATGATCCAGCATGGGCAGAACAATTGGGCGTAGACTCATCAAAACTTATATATTCTACAGCTAAAACAGTTAACGACATGGTTGACGTTGGAACAAAACTTATGGATGCTGGAGTTGATTTAATTGTAGTTGATTCCATCTCAGCACTATTACCAGCAATCTACTTTGAAAAAGATGGAAACGAAATGAAAGATTTGCAAGACACTAAGCAAATCGGCGCTGAAGCAAAGGATATGACCCACGCAGTCAAGATGTTAAACTATGCAAACAAAAACACATTACTTGTTCTCATCTCACAACAACGAAATCAGTTTGGATCTATGCATGCTTCGCACATCCCCACAGGTGGAATGGCAGTCAAGTTCTTTAGCACCACTGTCATTAAACTTTGGTCTTCTGAAGCTGAGGCTAATGCTATTAAAGCTGGTATTAAAGTTGGCGACAAAATTATCGAACAAAGAGTCGGAAGACCAGTTAATTGGATTGTTGATTACAGCAAAGTCTCACCCCCAAATTTATCGGGACAGTATGACTTTTATTACCAAGGGGAAACTATCGGTGTAGACAGAGTAGGAGAAACCTTAGATGTTGCAGAAATGTTCGGCATCGTGGAAAAAGGTGGTGCTTGGTACACGGTTAATGGCGAAAGATTACAGGGTAGAGCAAAAGCAGTGCAATACCTTCGTGATAATCCAGAAGTTGTAGAAAAACTAATTGGAGAGATTAATGCCAAGTCTTGATGACTTTTTGAAAGAAAATAAAGAAGACATAAAGCATTATGACCTTGAAGATCTTCCTGGTGTTAGAGCCTGTTCAAAATGTGATGAAGATGTTAACGGTGCAAAGTGGGACCCTATAGATTTAGTTATGTCATGGAGATGCTCCAAAGGACATGAAACAATTTTTAAGGTGCAGTAATGTCAGAAAGATCAGAGGCTAAAAGAGATGGAGCCAAGCAACAAAAAAATAGTGGACGTGGTAATTATCAGAAGGGTGATGCACAATGGAGAAATTTCGTGGTGGATTATAAAGAATATGAAAAATCAATCTCTATTTCACAAAGTATTTGGGCTAAGGTTTGTACAGATACCTTTAAAGTTAGTAGGGATAAGTATCCAGTTCTCAAGCTCATCCTTGGCAAAGACAATAGCAAAACGAGGCTTGCAGTAATTGAATGGTCATTGCTGGAACAATTAGTGGAAAAGTGGGAAGAAGATAATGTTTAATAAAAAAACACCAACAGTTAAATTTATTTCTACAGTAGAAGGTTTATCTAGCGTAGAAGAAAGTAGACCAAAACCGTCTAATCAAGTAATGCCTCCTTGGTGGAAAGATGTTCCTATGATTAAAACTGATATTAATTTTGATGGTGTGATTGCTGGAAGTGTTAAAAACTGTCCTTCTTTTCCAGATTTTTTTTCTCAAGGATATATAGTGCCAATGTGGACGGACACGCTTTTGTATATAGACAGTGAAACACAATCATGGAAAGCAAAGCAATCTAATGGAGATTTTTCTTTAGGTATTCATCCACCATACCAATATTTAGATTATGTTAGTCATAAGTTTTTAGGAAAAGATACACATTTTATTTTTAAATTACATTCACCGTGGCAAATAATAACAGATCCAGGTTATTCTGTATATCAAATGCCAACATTTTATCATTTTAATGACGACTATAGTGTATTGGCTGGAGTTATTGACACTGATATTTATTATCAGAGCAATTTACAATTATTAATACATTCAGATAAAAAAGAAATATTTATTCCCAGAGGCACCCCACTTGCACAGTATGTGGTTTATAAGAGAGAAAAATTAAATGGCGTTGTTCGTGATTCTAATAAAGATGATAAAAATTTATTGAAAAGTCTTGAAATGAGATTTACAACGAGATTTGGAGCAACTAAAGAATATATAAAGATGAGAAAAGAAAGAGATAAAAAACAAAATGCTTAAAGAAATTTTAATGACAACTATTACTGGAATGGGTGTTGGAGTAGTTTTTGCATTATTTAAACTTCCAGTTCCAGCCCCACCAGTATTTGCAGGTCTTATGGGAATTTTTGGTCTATGGCTTGGGTACGGACTAGTAGGGAGATTTTTATAATGTTACAGTTTGTTTGGGGATTATTAATAGGCTTTTCAATAGGTTACCCAATGGGTCTTTGGGCAATATGGTATACAAAAAAAGAGGTGAAGAAGCATGTCGAACGACAAGGTGGAATCTAAAAATACTTTAGAGTTAATAAATGCTATTACAGAATTTAACGATCTGCATGAATTTATGCAAGATGAGCACTTAGACAAAGCCCTTGCTGTAGTTGTTAAGTTATTAATGAATCCAGATGTTCCTTCTGCAAAAGCCCCACTTTTAATTATTGAGCTGCAGGCAATGTCAACAAAGTTTGCAATGATGGCTTCCGTATATTCAACAATTATGAAAGACAAGGCTGGATCAGTAAACAATAATAAAAAGAATATATACTACTCAGCAAAGGAGTCCATAGACAAACTTGTAGATGCACTTAAGTATGTCGTAAGGTATAACTAATGATAGAAACATATGATATGACTTGCTTTGAATGTGGAGATGACCGTGAGTCTACTACATTTTATATGTATTATGAAATCGGCAGAGAGTACGAGCCTGGATACTCTGGAAATGAAGATGTTAGTCTTTCTAATTTAAAAGACACAGATGATCTAGACATAAATTCTATATGCGAAGACTGTAAAAATGATTATATGGAGATCTTAAATGGCTAGAGAAATAGTAAAGAATCTTAAGTTTAAAAAGCATACGGGCAAGCATTTTGACCCAGAGCTTTTTGCAAGCCTACTAGATGAATCATATCGTAATACAAAACGTGCTGACGGAGAGATGACTAAAAAATCATTTAGCCCTAGCTCACTTGGGTATGGACATGGAACATGTCCAAGATATTGGTATATGGCTTTCAGTGGTGCAATGTTTATTGATGACAATGATGCAGTAGCAGTTGCTAATATGGCACAGGGAACTCAAGCTCATGAGAGACTTCAAAAGCTAATATCTACTATGCCAGAATTTAGAAATGAAGAAGAAGAGATTGTAAATGAGTATCCACCAATTAGAGGCTTTATAGATTTAATTATGGAGTACGATAATGAAACTGTGATCGGTGAAATTAAAACAGCCAAGCAAGAAGTCTGGGATGCAAGACAATCCGAAATGAAACCTACCGCTAACCATTTACTTCAACTACTTACTTACATGAAACTTAAAAAGGCCAAAGAGGGATTTTTCCTTTATGAAAATAAAAATACTCAAGAGCTTATAGTTATTCCAGTTTCTATGAATGAAAAAAATACTGAGATTATTGAAGAAGCATTTTTATGGATGGCAGAAGTATGGGATAACTTTAAAGATGGTGACCTCCCAATGAAACCAGCTGGTGCTACTAAATCAAAAATGCCATGCACATACTGTCCTATTAAAAAGGAATGCTACGCTGGGCTTGTTGGCACAGTACAAATAGAGTCGTATAAGGTTCCCAAGATATGATTTGTGGAAACAAAGAGTGTGCTAAAGATTTTACAGCTAAGACTCATAATCAAAAATACTGTTCAGATGAATGCTGTCGAATTGCAACCAATAGAAGAATCATGGAAAAGTATTATGAAAAAAAGGCTATTAGAAGCGGTGCACATAGAAATTGTAAGAAGTGTAATGTTAAATTAAGCAGGTATAATCAAAAAGATATATGCTCTACATGTGAAAAGAACATTGGATCTGCTAATAAAAAAGCTTTATGGGATATTGTAAATGAAATTGGGTGAACTTATTAAGACCAAGGCCAACAGAGTTTTGGGTATAGATGCCTCTACTAACTCAGTTGCTTTTTGCTTAATGGAAAACGATAAACCTTTAAAGTGGGGTAAGATAGAGTTTGTTGGATCAGACATATATGATAAAATTTTAGATGCCAAAAATAAAATGCACGGCATGCTGGAAGAATTAAAATCAGATTATATAGTTGTGGAAGGTGCAGTATATGTTAAATCTCCAGACGCTGTAATTAAATTATCTTATGTTTATGGTGTAGTTATTGCAGAACTAATGTCTACTGGCGCAAAGGTTATAACGATATCCCCAACTTCTTGGCAGGCATACATAGGAAATAAAAACCCAACTAAAGATGAAAAGGAAGCAATTAGAGCTAAGAACCCAGGGTATGCGGACTCATGGTATAAGAATCAATTACGTAATATGCGTAAACAAAGAACAGTAGATTATTTTAACAATAAGTATAGTCTAGGTCTATCAGATTTTGATGTTGCAGATGCATTCGGCATTGCACATTATTCAAACCGAATGTTAACAGAACGATGAAATTATATCAAAGCAAAGATTGGTTGCATAGAAGATATGTGGTCCAAAAGAAAACAGTAACAGAGATAGCAAAAGAATGTAATGTTTCTGCAATGACTATACAGAGATATCTAGAGCAGTTTGGACTAATTAAAAAAAGATGAAACTTGAACCAAAAAATATAGAGTCTATTAGTTTTACTAAAGTATTAGATTCCTTTTATGTTTATACTGGAGATAAAACAGATCGTTATGTTCAAAAAAGCTGTAAGGACCATGGAGTTTGGGATAAAGAATTAACTGAGTGGATGATTAAAAATATACAACCAGGATGGACATGCTTAGATATTGGAGCCAATTTATTTTACTTTACAGAAGTGATGGCAAGGTTAGTCGGAAATAATGGAAGCGTAATATCGTTTGAGCCAATAAAAAGACTATGCAGGTCATATGAGTACGCTAGAACTTTAAATGAATATAACAATGCTGGTCAGATAGAAGTTATGCCATTCGCTTTATCAGATAAGGAAGACAATTTAATATTAAATATCTGGGAAGAAAATATTGGCGGATCTGGTATAGTTGGTGAGCATAGAATAGGTAACGATGGTCAGCATGGTAATTTTTATACAGAAGAAATACAGGCAAAAAGATTGGACTCTGTATATTCTGGTAAAGTTGATTTTATGAAAATAGATGTAGAGGGTCACGAAAGATTCGTATTTGATGGGTTCTCTCAAATGGCAAAGGATTGTCCATTAATTGTTGTTGAATTAGGCAGTGGACAGCCAGATGAATTTTTGGTAGAATTAAACGATAAATATACTATGGAATTTTTAAATGGGGAAGCGGCCACATTTGAAAGAATAAAACAGCATGACGTCGTCAACGTTTTGCTTAGGAGAATATAATGTTGAAACCAGTATTTGAAGATGTGTCAAGATTTAACTGTGATGATTTATATTTAAGGTCGGTGGGCGCTCCAGCAGGTAATAGAATATGGTCAACATGTCATGAGATTGCACACATGTTAATTGAAAAGAATATCTCATACGGAAACTCAGCCCTTGAGCCAGCAAGAATATTTTCAACGGCGGATTCAACAGAGCAATTAAAAGTCCGCATTGATGATAAGCTAAATAGAGTTAAAAACAATCAGGGATTTGCTGGGGATAACGATATTGATGATTTAATTGGCTATCTATTACTATATAAAATAGCCAAATCCAATTGACTTTTCAGTCGACTAGAACTATAATTGTGTAATAATGGATATCGAACTTACTGATCATTTTGATCGCATGAATAAAGTAGTCTCAGAACTTCTTAAGGGAAGCAACCCAACTCAAATTGCCACAATTACAGGAATGCCACGCAAAGATGTGGTTGAGCTAATTGATGAATGGAAAGCGGTTGTGCATAATGACACTACTGCAAGAGAACGTGCCAAGGAAGCTATCTCTGGTGCTGATCAACACTATGCAATGCTTATTAAAGAAGCATGGAAAACTGTAGAAGATGCTGATCAGGCTGGTCAATTAAATGTAAAGGCAACAGCATTAAAACTAATTGCTGATATTGAAGGCAAAAGAATAGGCATGCTGCAAGAAGTTGGCCTGCTAGATAATGCTGAGATTGCATCACAAGTTGCAGAAGCAGAAAGAAAACAAGAGCTATTAGTTAAAATTTTAAAAGAAGTTACAGCACAATGTTCAAAATGTAAAATGGAAGTTGCAAAAAGACTATCTCAAATAACAGGAGTCGTTGAATCTATCGTAATTGAGGATGCAAGTGGATCTTAATTTTAATGATATTATTGATATTTTGGACGGAGAAGAGTTTGACGAAAAGCCAGTCGACTTAAAAACATTTGTTACTAGTCCAGACTATCTTGGGCTACCTCCGCTTTCAGAATTGCAATATGAATTAATTGAAAGAAGTTCTCAGATATATAAAGAGTCAACATTAAAAAAATTATTTGGTGAAGAAGATGGCTCTAAAAGATATAAGCAAACCTGCAATGAAGTAATTGCACAATTAGGTAAGGGTAGCGGAAAAGATTATTGTTCTACAATTTCTGTAGCCTATATAGTATACCTATTACTATGCCTTAAAGATCCAGCGTCATATTATGGAAAGCCACCAGGAGACTCAATAGATATCCTAAACATTGCTATTAATGCACAGCAAGCAAGCAATGTATTCTTTAAAGGTTTTAAAACAAGAATTGATAGATCGCCATGGTTTATTGGAAAATACGAACCAAAAGCTTCAGAAGTTAAATTTGATAAAAGCATTACAGTTCACTCAGGACACTCAGAAAGAGAATCTTGGGAAGGATATAACGTTATCGTTGTTGTGCTAGATGAAATTTCTGGATTCTCTATTGAAAATACTACTGGACACGATCAGGCTAAAACTGGTGAAGCTATATACGATATGTATCGTGCATCTGTAGCATCACGTTTCCCAGATTTTGGTAAAGTAATATTGCTTTCTTTCCCACGATTTAAAAATGATTATATCCAAACGCATTACGAATCTGTTATTGCTGAAAAGGAAACAGTTATTCAGTCCAAGACCATGAAGATGGATGAAGATCTTCCAGACGGAACAGAAGGTAATGAGATAACTGTTGAGTGGGAAGAAGATCATATTAAATCATATCTATTCCCAAAGACTTATGCCATTAAAAGACCTACATGGGACATTAATCCAACAAAAAAAATAGAAGATTTTAAAGTTGATTTCTATAGAAACTCACTAGACGCCCTTGGAAGATTTGCTTGCATGCCACCAGAAGCAGTAGACGCATTTTTTAAATCAAGAGAAAAAGTAGAAAAAGCTTTTAATAAAATGAACTTAGCAGTAGATCAATTTGGAAGACTTGAAGAATGGTTTAAGCCAGAAGCAGACAAAGAATATTTTTTACACGTTGACTTAGCTCAAAAGCATGACCACTGTGCAGTATCAATGGCACACGTAGATAGATGGGTTAATGTTAAAGTAACAAATGATTACTCGCAGCCAGCTCCAATTGTAAATATAGACGCTGTAAGATATTGGACTCCAACTGCAGATAAGTCTGTAGACTTTACTGAAGTTAAAGATTATATTTTGTCTTTAAAAACTAGAGGTTTTAACATCAGAGTCTGCACATTTGATAGATGGAATTCACATGACATGATGCAACAGCTAAAACAATATGGAATTAATACAGAGCTCCTATCTGTTGCTAAAAAACATTATGACGACATGGCCATGGTTGTGGCAGAAGAAAGACTTTCTGGACCAGCAATTAAATTATTAATAGATGAATTATTACAACTTAGAATTATGAGAGATAAAGTTGATCACCCTAGAAAAGGATCAAAAGACTTGGCGGACGCTGTGTGTGGCTCTATATTTAATTCAATAAGTAGAACAAGACCAGACAACAACAAAGAAGTAAGAATTCATACATACGAATCTATGACATTTGATGATGATTTTAGTAAAGATAATCCAGATGTCTCTTCAATGAATATGATACGGGCACCTAGGATTCCCGATGATTTAAAACAAGCGATGGACAGGATGATGATAATATGAGCGAATATCAAGATAAAGCAAAAGAATGTAAGTGTTGTGGAAAGCATGTTCCGCTGCCAACTGTATTAAAAGAATACAATGGTATAACGCTATGCCCAACAACATTTGCAAATGTTATAGAGTATAAAAGAATATGGAAAAACTTGGGAAATAGACCAATTGGTAGCATTAGAAAACATTTTTCTGACTACGTCCAACAAATAGTAGAACAAACTATAGACAAGAATGAGGACGGCAGCCTTCAATAGGTACTGCTGTATAATAGTATGTATGAAGAGGTTCATATGGACGAGTATGATGAAAAAATAGCTTACTACCTTGAAATAGGTGTTGTCCAGCTTGAGGGCGTAGATGAATATGGCGAAATTATATATTCAGTTTCTGACACAGCAAAAGAACTAGCCCCAGAACTATGGCAATCTCATGTTGAATATATAGATAATGCATTAATAGATTTGTATGAGTCTGGTCTTATTACTATAGACTACGATGAAAATTTAGAAGCAAATATAGGTCTAAGCGAAGAGGGTTACGAAAAAGCAAGGTCTCTGGGTCTTATTGAATTAGATACAGATAAAGATATACCAAATAACTAGGAGAATAAAATGCCATACAATATTAAACAAGGCGTAGCTGGATGCAAAGGATACGCAGTAGTAAATGATAAAGGCGAATTAAAAGGATGTCATGCAGGAAAATCTGCTGCTTTGGCTCATCAAAGAGCGCTTTATGCAGCGACAGCCAACGAAGAAAAAATGAAAGAAAAGAAAAAGAAGATACTTTAATCCTTTTTTAAAATATGATATAATTGTACTAGGATGCCCAATTGGGGTCCTATATTAATTTATTTGCTTATAAAGGAGAAATAAAATGGTACAAACATACACATGGGACCTTTTCAAGGACCCATTTTTTATTGGCTTTAATCGTGAACTAGATAGACTTACAAGGGTTCACAGCCACGCATCAAACTCAACATACCCACCATACAATGTAATTAAAACAGACGACGAAGATACATTTTTAATCGAAGTTGCTGTGGCGGGCTTTGCCAAGGAAGACCTTGGAATCACTGTTAAGGATCAAACTCTTACCGTAAAGGGAGAAATTAAGGATTCTACAGAAGACGCAAAGTTCGTGCATAAGGGTATTGCAACTCGTAAATTCACAAGAGAATTTGCTCTTGGAGAATATATTGAGGTTACTGGTGCTGAGGTATTAAATGGTATGCTCACAATTAAATTAGAGCGTATTGTTCCTGAAGAGGAAAAGCCAAAGACCATCAAAATAAAATAAATAGTATAATATAAATCTGCACCCCGTCACTGGGGAGTCGCAGATTATATGCGGGCCGCTACCCGCAGGATAGACCTGAGCATGTCTCAAAACGGCTCTTTAAAATTTAAGGAGAATCATGTTTGAATACAGAGTTAAGCAAGTAACAAAAATAGTAGATGGGGATACTATTGATGTTGACATTGATCTTGGATTCAGCATTTCATATTCTCAAAGACTTAGGTTGGCTGGAATAGATACTCCAGAATCTAGAACAACCGATAAGGTAGAAAAAGCTCTTGGATTAGAATCAAAAGAATATTTAAAGTATAAATTTAAAGATGCTAAAGACATCGTTGTAAAAACAGAAAAGCCAGATAGTTCAGAAAAGTATGGTCGAATACTTGGGTGGGTGTATCTTGATGGTAATTCTAAGTCAGTGAATGAGCAGATGATTGAAGATGGTTATGCGTGGGGATATATGGGGGAAACTAAAGTCAAAGATTTTGAAGCTTTAGCAAAAATAAGAGCAAAGAAGAAGTAGAATGCCTATCTATGAATACAAATGTGATTGTTCAGAAGAAGACGTCATACAGTTTGAAAGAAGTATAACTCAAGTTGAGCCAGAGTATGGTTGCGAAAAGTGTGGATCAACAATGAAAAGACATTACGGAACATTCGGAATCCAGTTCAATGGCAGTGGATTCTATAAAACAGATAATCCAAAATAGTCAACTAACTTAAATTAATTAAACTCTCATGATATAATTACAGAGTTACATAAACAATTTATGTAACTTAGGAGAGTCTTAATTGACTAGAAAAGCTAAACTTTTATTATTCAGCCTGATTGTATTGGGCTGGCTATCATTTTCTGTACCAGATTATGCTCATGCAACTGGAGAAAATGGTCAAGAACAGGTAGTGGTAAGCCCAGCACAGCAGGCGGTAAACACAGCTCTTGCAACAGCTACTACAGAGGTACAACAAGCCATAGATGCAACTGCAAATTCTGCAACTGAAATAACACAGGCTCAAACAGAATTATCTCAAGCGCAGGCTGCAGTATCAGGATTATCATCAGCAGTATCTACAGCACAAACAAGTGTTAATAATGTTCAAAGTGCTATTAATAATATTAACGGTGTTGATTTAACAGTAACTCCAGTAGATCAAAGTTCTCAATTAGTACAAGATGCTAAAGCAACTGTAATTAATGCTCAAACAGCAATTAATAATATTAATACAACTACTGCTCAGTCAGAAGTTTCTCAACTAACAGCAGCTAAAACTGAAGCCGTAACAGCACAAGCAACTGCTCAAACAGAATTAACTCAAGCAAACCTTGCTATTGATGCTGCTCAAACTGCAGTAAACAACTTACAAGCAACAATTGGAACAACTACAAACGTTTTGGCTGGCGTAGATGACGCTGGAGTAAGAATGAGTCTACCTTTTGGAATGCAAATGGGCGGAACAGTTTATAATGATGTTTATGTAGGATCAAATGCAACAATAACATTTGGTGTAGATCAAGGGTGGGTTTATTATCAAACTCCAGATGCCCCATCAGTTTCTATTGGTGGATGGGACTGGACAACTTGGAGCACAGGAACTGGAATTACATATTCAACTACTGGAACAAGTCTGGACATTGCTTGGGACTTAAGGCCTTATCCACAACAAGATGCTTCTACTCAAATGGTTCAAATAAGGTTTAACGCTGATGTAAATCCAAACAATGGTGCTTGGATGGCAAATGTAACTGCAGTTGGTCCAATACCAAATGGTGCGAGATTTAACTACAGGGAAACAACAAATGGTGCTGTTACAGAAATTACTGATACAAATACTGGTACTGGATTTGCGGGACAAATAA